CTAATAGGCACGTTTACGTGGAATTCAGCCCTTACACCTAACGTCACTATCGCATCGTATGATTTTCCTCATTCTATATTTTCATCATCCCCGAATGCAGTTTCAAAAATATCACATTTTACATTTCTTCGCGCGAACGTTGAGATAAGAATAGTGATAAATGCGAATACTTTTCAGGCAGGTAGATTGATGGCTTTCTTTGCGCCATATAGTAAGTTTGATGAGATAGGCGATCGGGTTCTAATAAACGATTTCCTTCAATCTAAATCCGTTTTCCCACGAGTGATCATAGATGCGGGTTCAGGTACGATTGGTATATTGAAAATACCATATGTGAGTTATTTCACACACTATGATTTAGTGCGAGGTTTGGGTGATATGGGTACACTTTCAATTACCGTACTAAATAGTTTACAGACTGGTAGCGCAACAGCCAGTGTATTTGCGCGTTTTGTAGACATATCATTACAGATACCAACAGCTATTCCTAATAACTTTGGACCATCAGCTTCTGCTATGAGTTCTTTCCAGCGTTTTATGAAGTTATTTAGAGGTGATCCTCTCGCAGCACGTAAAAATTTAGAGGAGCGCATATCTGACATACAATTGCCACTTGCGCAGGTAGGCGAAGCAGAATTAAGGGCTGCTACTGGCATTATATCATCGCCAGCTAGTATAGTGGGAATATGGCAACTATGGGTAGTACATTGCCAGTTATTGGAAAGTATTTGGCACCAGTTTCATGGATAGCACACGCAGTGTCACAAGTTGCTGCCATGTTTGGATTGTCGAAACCAATGAATTTACAAGCGAACAACAAGTTTACATCCATTCCAGCTTATGGTTACACCAATTGTGATGGTGTCGATAATTCAGTTGTACTTGGGTCATCAGTAGAGAATACTATTGGTACACGAATTGATGTTTTCGGTTCGCATTTGGATGAAATGGATATTCCTTTCGTGTGTAAACACGAAAGTTTTCTTTCTTCATTCACGTGGACTGTGAACAACAATATAGGTACCAATTTATTCATATCTGTGGTGACTCCGGGTGCATCAGCAT